GCAGGCCGATGGGGTACGCGCCGCGCCACGGGATGAACGGGAACTCGACGAACCACTGCAGCTCTTCCTGCGCCTCGTCCAGCTCGTCCCAGTTGCGGTAGATCGAGAGCACCTTGCTGGTGACCTTGTCCACGCTGATGATGTAGGGCAGCGCCTCGCCGTCCTCCTCGATGTCGGCCGTGACATAGATTTCGTAGACGGTCCGCAGGCCGTCCTCGTTGTAGCTGGTCTCGGTGCGGCCCTCGATCTTGTTGTTGGCCTTCTCGGCCAAGCTGAAGTCGGGCTCAAGGGTGACGGGCGTCAGGTCCACGTCGCGGTACATGCCGCGCTTGACGCGCTGGGTGTACTCAAGCTGCGTCAGGTACTGGACGTGCGTCTTGCGCTGGGCGCTGTAGAAGTTCGTCGCCGAGAACGGCAGGTACATGTCGTCGATGGCGACGAACAGGAACTCCGGCCGGTTGCGCGCCTCGTGCCAAGTGGTTTTCATGTACTGCGCGCCGCCCAGCGGCACCTGCGTGAGGAGCTGCTCCAGCTCGGCGCGGAACTCAGGGCTCTGCACCGTGAGCTGCCAGTTCATGAAGTCCGTCTTGCGCTTGGCCTTCTTGAGCTTTTCGACGGTCGGCTCGCCGGGGATGAAGTCCTTGACCGGACCCTGCGGCGGGAACAGTTCCTTGATGGCGCGGGCGGCGAAGTCCACGCACGCCTCGGTCAGCATCGGGTGCACGACCTTGGTTGCGCCGTTGAACTGCGCGCCGCCGGGCGCGTCGTCGCCCAGCCCGGTGCGGCGCAGGCCCTCCTCGTACTGTTCGTCCCGTTTCTTCCTCGCTTCCTTGTCTTTACCGATCAGGTCGAGGTAGTCAGCCGCCATGGTGCTGAGCTCGCTCTCGGGCATGGTCTCGGCGAGGTTGGCGTAGAAGTCGTCGGACCGCTCGTCGGCATCGTCCAGCTTGACGATAGCGCCGCCGTCCTCAGTGTCGATGACATCGGGCTCTTCTTCCTCGGGCAGCTCAACCATTTCTGGCAGCTCGTCCATGTCGTCCTCGTCCATCGCTCGCCCTTCAAATAGCGTACGGGTTGCTGATCACCTTGGGAGGTGGTCCGGTCTCGTCTTTTTTGGCTTGTACCGCATCGAGCAACCTCTTGTCCATCATGAGGCGAAGCGCCTGCGTGGTGCTGTCCACGTAGTCGTCGTGCTTGATGCTGTTCGGACCGGTGTAGCTACACAGTTGGTGCAGCAGCGGGTCGATCCAGTTGCGCGGCTGGCCGGGGTGCTTGCTGCTCTCGGGCAGCCAGATCATCTTGCGTGCGAAGATCGGGCTCACGATGTGCAGGCGGGTCAGCTTGTCGGCGCGGCCGGGGTTGTAGGCGTAGGCCTCCAGCCCCTCGCGCTCCAGCATCTGGCGCAGGCTGATGCCTGAGCCCTTGTCCTCGATCAGCAGGATGTCCGGCTTGCGGCCAGAGGTCAGCGGCTTGCTGCTGCCGAACATGGGCTTGATCAGCGCCGTGTCGCCGTCGTCGCCGTATGAGATGTTCATCTCGCGCCGCACCCGGCGCAAAAGATCGGGCATGCCAAGGTGCGCGTCCCAGCAATCGAGCAGCATGACGTTGTTGCGCTTCTCGTGGTGAAACACGCCCCAGACGGTGCAGGCCGTCGGGTCCGGGTCGCCGCTGCGCTTGTCCACCGTCGCCTCGGTGAAGGCGGTGTCGAGCGACAGGATGACCAGCTCGAACTGCGGCAGCGGCTTGTCGTGCGGCCACAGGCGGAACTGGCTGCGCTTGACAATTCCGGCCTCCTCAGGATCGACCAATTCCCCCAACGCCTCTTGACGAAAAATCACTGTTCCTTCCATCGCCATGATCTGATCACGGAAGGTCGGCGCGAGGTTGGCCATGTTAGACATGCTGGTGGCGCGCGTGATGGTCACGTCTTTCCCGCTGCGGGCCACTAGCTGGCGGATGAGCTGCTTGGGCTTCGGCGTTGTGGTGGCCACCATGCGCGGGTTCTTGCCGAGGCGCAGGGCGAACATGATCATCTGCCACGCGTCTTCGTCATAGGTCCACGCCGCCAGCTCGTCGGCCCACACGCGGTGCCACTGGCCGCCGCGAAAGCGCTCAGGCTCAGATGCGGGGATGCCCTTGATCAGCGAGCCATTGACCAGCACGATCTCAGACAGCGAGCGGTTGTGGTCCTTGATCAACTGGTGCGGTATGCAGTTCAGCAGGCCGCTCTCGCCCTCGAAGCAGGTGTCGCGGATGTCGCCCAGCGTCGGGGCTGTGACTAGCGTTCGCGACCCCGGATCGCGCCAGCTTTCCCACCAAGCCCACTCCGCCGCGCACTTGGTCTTGCCAGCGCCACGGCCGGCAAGCAGCAGCCACGTGCGCCAGTTCCCCTCCGGCTCGATCTGGTGCGCGTGCGCCTGCGCCAGCCACGCCATATGTTTGTCGTAGGCCAATCGTTCGACGGCGGGCAACTGCGCCCGGCGCTGGCGGGCAGCGGCGAACGTCGCTTCGATCTCGTGGCTCTCAGCCAGCAAGGCAGGCCCCATCACTCATCGGGCTGTTTTGCTCGTGCTGCCCGCTTCGCGATCTCCATCGCCTGATCGAGAGGGTCAATGCTGCCCTCGATCCGCATGACCAATGGGTTCTCGTCGTCGCCCGCCGACGCCTTCTCGCGCCAGCGTCCGCGCGTCTTCAGGTAGAAGATCATGGATGTCACATCGCCGGCCATCGCCTTCGCGTACAGGTTGCTGGCGATGTTCGCCACGCCGCGAGCGGACGCCTCGTCGAGTTCGTCCCGATAGTATTTGGCGAGGGTGTCGATGCAGATGCCAAGCTCTGCGGCGATCACTTCCTGTGTCGTGCCGACAGCGGCCCACGTCCGCACCTTGGCGCGAAGCTCGTCCGTCGCCTCATATGGCGGCCGACCCATTTTTTTACTACCGACAATGTCATCGGCCATCTGCATGCTCCGCTTCGTGGCAGGACTACCAGCCCACAGCAGATAACACCCAGCCGGCCGAACGACAAGGGGCGGCACTGTCGCCGCCCCGTGCTGCTCAGGCGTTGTTCTCGGCGAGGAAGGCGTTGCCGCGCTCGATGGTCTTGCGAATGCCGCTGACGATAGCCCACAGCTCGTTGGGGTTGACGCGCTTGCGATCATAACGAGCGAGTGCATACAGCCTCTCGTTGTAATAGCCGGTGTCGCCGTAGGCGAGGTAGCCGCGACCGAAGGCCAGCAGCCGGCTGCCCAGTTCCGACCACTCAGCGCGGATGCCGTTGTCGTTGAAATAGTGGAACGTGGCGAGGGCGTGGTTGCTGTAGCGCTTGGCAGCTTCTTCGGCGGTGATGTTGTCGGACACCGGGCCGCTCTTCGGGGCGGCGTCGATTTCGGCGAGGAGGGTGTCGAGGTCGGTCATGTCGGTGTCTCCGTTTGCGTTGTTGATGACCTCTTCTCTCACATGCAACGCACCGTTGCAAGCGATATTTTACGAAGCGCTGCAGCATCTGCAGCACGACGCATCACGCTGCATCTTCAGCTTCCGGGGCTGGTCATCACACCATGGATTTTTACAGCGCAGCACAGCATCTGCTCGGTGCAGCATTTGCAGCAGTGGGGGGCACCCCCTACGGGGGTGTACCCCCTCCGTGCTGCAGAAATGCTGCATTACCCGACCTGCACCATTTGCAGCATGATGCATCTTGCTGCACCGTGCTGCTAATGCTGCATGCTGCAGCATGTGTAAAAAAGTGCTCATGCTGCAAAAATAGGTGTTGCAACCCCACGTTGGATATGAGAGAAGAGGTCATCAGCAACGACCAACCGGAGACACCCAATGACCATCCTGAACGCCAGCACCTTCGAAGCCACCGGCACTGAACTGTGGGGCAGCACTGACCGCACTCGCGAAATCGGCACCGTTGAAGCCACACTCGGTCGTGAAACCAAGCGCGTTAACGCGGTGCGCTACGACGATGGCAGCATCGTTTCGTGGGACTTCACCGGACGCTATCGCACCAGCACAAAGCGGTGGCCCGCCACTGTTAGCCTGAAGAATGACGGATCGGACTGGGTGTGGTTTGGCAAGGATCATTACAGCCGCAACTGCCAAAAGACTGGTCTCAGCTTTAAGTGACCAACAGCCGGGGGCGGCCACCGCGCCGCCCCACCCACCGGAGACACCGCCATGACCGCCTACCGCAACATCGACGCCGACAAGGCCCACCGCAGCTTCACGCGCCTCAAGGGCCGGCAGGTGCGTATCCTGCAGCGCCACCTGCTCGCGGCCGTTGACCGCGTCATGACGGCCCGCGCCTTCTTCGACCACTCCGGCGACAAGACCCTGCTGCTCCGCAGCCTGTCCGAGGTCTACGCCCTCAACGCCGTGAAGCGTGAGCTGCGGGCGGAGGGCTACTGACATGACCCGCCCCGGCCGTCTGCTTACCACCTTCATGGATGTCAGCCGGAAGCGGGGCTCGGCATCGGGTGCTGAACACGCGAAGCTGCGCGACCTGCTCAATTTTACTGCGCGCCATGCCGTCAAGTTTATTAGCCCGCAGAGCGTCAAGCTGGACGAGAGCAAGCCAATGCTGCTGTCGGACTTGCGGCCGCCCTACCCGGTCACTGCGCTGGAAGGGGAAATGTTCGGCGTAAAGGGTGCCGCCGGGCTGATCATCGCGCGTGACACCGGCGAGCACGTTGAGCTGAACTTCATCTGCCGCATGCACGAGAGCGCGCGGGCGCTCGCTCCTGAATTACACGAGTGGCTTTTCACGGCGGTGACATGCCGTATCCGGTACAGCGACGCGTCGTTCCATGAGCCGTGGCAACTGGAGCTGAAGGACTTTTCGCGGCGGCATCCGTGGACAGAGCCAAGGGACACTAAAAGCTACGCGCCGTTTTTGAATTTGTATGGAGGCGTGTGCCAGATATTGGCCAACCACGATGTGGAGACAACGGACGTGCTGGCTGACGCCAAGGAGGCGCGCTCGCGGCGCATCAGGGACAAGGCCCCGCTCTTCACGTACAAGACGCTGACAATCGGCGCGCCCAAGACGCGGCCAGCCGGCAAGGGCGGGGGCACGCACGCGTCGCCGCGAGCCCACCTGCGCCGGGGCTTTTACCGAACCAGCAAGAAGGGCGTGCGCCACTGGGTGCAGGCGACGGTGGTCAAGGGCGACACACCCGGCTTCGTCCACAAAGACTATAAAATTGAACAGCGAAAGGAGACGACCAATGACTAACCGCATAGCCATCATCGTCATCTGCACCCTCGGTGTCGTCCTCGGCCTGCTGCTGTGGGTGTGCGCGTGGGAGGAGAAGGCCCGCCAGCGCGCCAAGGCCTATTGTCAGGACCACCAGATGGTGCTGGTGGACACGGCCGCAGGCGAGCGCTGCGCCCCCCTATGGGCACTGGAAAGGACATCACGATGACGAGCAACAACTGGCTGGCTTTAGCTATCCTCGCCCTCGTGGGCACGGCCGCCTACATCATCATTCGGCAGCCGCCCATCACCCTCGACGACCTTGATGACACAGACTGGTAAAGATCATGACATACGTGCACCCCGATCCCGAGACGACGAAGGGCGACATCGATTTCCACGTCAATCTCGATGACGTTGAGACGCTCATCAACAAAGCCGTCTCGCGGTGGCTGCGTGAGCAGCGCCTCGAAATCTACCTCATGGACGGCCACATCGTCGTCTTCCTTGAGGACGCCTTCGCCGACAACGGCGAGCATTACACCTACCGCATACCTTACGCCGAGTTCTTTGATGAGCGTAACGAAGAGCCGCCGGACCTTCGGGACTTTCTTCTGCTCGGTCTGAAGGTCTATCGCGAGCGGTACGGCCACGACCCCGAAGAGGATGACGCATGACCCGCAAACCCATCATCCACAATCGTCGCTTCTGGTGGCTGTACCCTGACGGCCGCCGCGAGCGCATCTACGCCAACGAGCGGCTCAGGAGCCAAATCTCGCAGCACGCAGCCGTAGAGGCGCGCGTGGCCAAGGAGGAGGCACCGCCGCGTCGCACCCACAACCCGCCCCGGCCGCCCGGCACCATGCCGACGCTGCCGTCCGACAGCCGCGACATCGGCAACCGGACGCTCAGCGAGCTGGCCCACGACTACGGCTGGGGCTCAGTGGCGCGCTGCACGGCGGCGCTCAAGGCGCAACGCCCGACCGTCTATGAGGCTGCCCGCGCCAACGGCCGGGCGCGGGGTCGTGCTAATTTGACGCGAGAGCCATTGCAAGCCGCCATTGCATCTGTCACACTATCCTACTCAGCCACAGGAGAGACCAATGAGCATCAGTGAAATCATCAACCCGTGGGGCGCACTGCGTGAGGCCAAGTGGCTCGCCGCCAGCCAGCAGCGCGAGATCGAGGCCCTGTACGTGAAGCTCGGCGAGGCCGAGACCAAAGCGTCCGAGGCCGCGACCAACGAATTGGTCATCCGCGTCCTGCGCTCCAAGCTCGAACGGCTGGAGGACACCCTCAAGCAGGCCTTCTTCCGCGACCCCAAGACTGGCCGCTTCGGGGCCAAGGGCGTGCGGAAATGATCGCCGAGGCACTCGACCTCTTCGCCCAGCGCGATCGGCTGGAGGCCGAGCTGGCTGCCGTCAATGACCGGCTGGCCAAGCTCAAATCGCAGTACATGGAGAAGACGCGCCTCTTCGGCATTCGAGACGAGCGCTTCCGCCACGAGATCAGTAGAGAAAACGCATGACCCGCATTGACGCCATCAACCTCGCCATCAGCAAGGGCGGCGGCATCGTGCGTTTTGCCCGCAGCATGGGCGTGTCGCATCAGGCCGTGTACGCATGGAAGCGGCGCGGCTGGGTGCCGGTGGACAAGGCCGTCGTGATCGAGGGGGCTTACGGCATCCCGCGCGATGATCTGATGAGCCCTGACCTCGTCCGCGCGCTCGCCGTACCGAGTGCAAGCGCCGACCTGCTGTAAACTTCCGTGGAGGACGACGACATGGCGAGCGTCAGGGCGATTGCGCCCAAAATCCGCGCCCTTGAGGTGCCGGAGGAACTGCGGATGGTGCCGGCATGGCTCATCTGGCGCTTCGAACAATACCCCAACGAATCCAAGCCGCGCAAAGTCCCGTACTGGACCGACGGCACGATCCGCCACGGTCAGCAGGGTTCACCGACCGACCGCGCACGCCTGACCACGTTCCCCGCAGCGCGCGATGCGGCTGCGCGCATGGGCTATGACGGCGTGGGCTTCGCCCCGATGCCAGACTTCGGCTACACGTTTCTGGACTTTGACAACTGCGTTGGCCCGAGCGGCGAGATACCCACTGAGATCGAGCAGATCGTCGCCCGGACGTATGCCGAGTTCAGCCCATCGGGTAAAGGCATCCGCGCCGCGTTGAAGGGCAATCTGGGCAACCACAAGAGCAAGGCAGCGCCCGACCGCTACGGCTTTGAGACGTTCTCTACGTCAATGTTCGTGACGTTCACGGGCAACATCCTCCCCGCCTGCGAGATGATCGGTCTTGAGAACACGGTGGCCGAGGTGGACCAGCACGTCATCGACCTGTGCGAGCGCCGCTTCGGTGGCTCCCTCACCAACAACGTCGTTGACCCCGACGACTTCATGGCCGGCCGCGAGCCTCGGCTGGGCCTGACGATCAACGAGATGGAGGCGCTGGTCAACAGCCTCGACCCGAGCATGGGTCGCGCGGACTGGATCCGCGTCGGCATGGCGCTGAAGCATGAGACGGACGGCGGTGACGACGGCTTCGAAATCTGGGACGAGTGGTCACAGGACGGGGACACGTACCCCGGCACCGAGGCTCTGCGCTACCAGTGGGAGAGCTTCCGAGCTGCACCGGGCAAGCGGCAGACTACCATGGCCTCGGTGATCAAGATGGCGAAGGACGCCCAGAGCCGCCCTAGCTCGGCGGCGAGCGTGGCCGAGGCGGCCGACGCACTCGTCGCTGATCTGGATGCACCCGAGGGCGTGCACACGCCACCCGGCTACACCGGCAAGTTCCCTGTCCTGTCGGCCGACGAGATCAGCTCGCAGAGGCCGACAGACTGGCTGATCAAGGGCGTACTCCCAGCCGCCGACATCATCACGATCTACGGCGCGTCTGGCTCAGGCAAGAGCTTCGTCGTCCTTGATCTAGCCGCCGCTATCGCCACCGGCGCGCCGTGGCGCGGCTGCAAGGCGCGCAAGGGCCGCGTGGTCATCATCGCCGCCGAGGGCGCGGGCGGCTACGGCAAACGCATCAAGGCGCTGGCGCAGCACCGGGGCATCCCGCTGGCCGACCTCGACATTGGCGTGATCGTCGTGCCGCCCAACCTCATGGAGGAGGGCGACGTGACTGAACTGGCCGCGTCGATCAAGGCCGTGGGGGACGTGTCGTTTGTCGTGGTGGATACATTCGCGCAGGTGACGCCGGGAGCCAATGAAAACACGGGCGAAGACATGGGCCGCGCTCTGGCCAACGTGCGCGTACTGAGCGACGTGACGGACGCAACGGTCGGTCTCGTACACCACTCAGGCAAAGACGCCAGCAAAGGCGCTCGCGGCTGGTCGGGCATCAAGGCCGCCATGGACGCCGAGATTGAGATCACGCGCGATGAGAACACGGGCGCACGCGCCATCCGGCTGAGCAAGATGAAAGACGGCGAGGATGGAACGACATGGGGCTTTAAGCTGGAGACGATCCTGCTCGGCCTCGACGACGACGGTGACGACATCACGAGCTGCGTTGCGGTCGAGGATGACGTGCGCCCGGCGGCTGTTGAGGACAAGAAAAACGTGAAGCGTCGCGGCCGCCTTGAGACCCACCTGCTGGAGGTAATGGCGACATTCCCGACGGATGCAATTGTTCGCGCGGAGGACCTGATCCGCAAGGCTTGCGATATGTTACCAGCGCCCGATGCAGGCAAACGTGACATCCGCCGCCAGTCAGTTGTCCGGGCAATTCAGAACCTTAGCAGGGAGAAGGACGGCCCACTGCGGATGGAAAACGGGATCGTAATTTTTTACGAATAGGGGGCTTGCAATGTGAGATTGATAAGTCCATATGGTGTGTATCAGCAACCCAAGGAGAGACCCAATGGCTACCCAGCCCAACACCATCGACCTCGCCGCCTCGGTCGTAGACCGCCTCGGCAACATCAAGGCCCAGATCGCCGAACTGAAGGCGGTCGAGGCCAACCTGATCGCGCTCATCGTCAACATGGGCGACACTGCCATTGACGGCAGCCTGTTCCGCGCCACGGTGTCGGAAGTGGCCGAGCGCCAGTCGCTCGACGCCAAGGCCGCCGAAGCCAAGCTCCGCGAGCTGGGCGTGGACGGCCGCTGGTTCAGCAAGAACCAGAAGGTCAGCAAGGGCTACACGACCGTCAAGGTCGTGGCGCGCAAGGCCTGATCCGATGATCAAGGCAGCCAACTTCTACAAGCTCGGCAAGGGCCGCGCGATGGTCCAAATCGAGATCATCGACGCGGGACGCCGCACCCACCTGTGTGAACACGCCGTCGAGGGCAAGCGCGAGGCCCGCCTCGTTGCCGCCCAGTACGACGCCCAGCCATGGAACTTTTGACATGAACGACCGCAACTATTGGCGCACCTGCGACACGTCGCGCCTGATCGACGACGCTCGCGACAGCGGCCACGAACTGGCCATCGTGCTGGGCGAGCGCCTGAAGGACATGGACGTGGAGGCCCGCGAGGAGCTGGCCGAGTGGCAGCAGAAGGCCCACGACCTGCAGATCGACTGCAACCAGCTCGACGACAAGATCTATGAGCTGCACGCCGAGATTGAGCAATTGGAACTGATGATCGCCGAGCGCGACCGTCTCATTGAGGAACTGAAGAAATGATCAAGATCGAAGTGACAGGCAACAGCCTTGGCGAACTGGCCGACAAACTGATTGCCATTGGTAACAGCTTGCGGGACAGCGACAACGACCGCATCGCCAGCAAGGCGTGGGCGGAGGAGCGCAAACAAGCGAAGGACGAAGCGGCCTACGCGCCGCCGGCTGAGCCTGCAGCACCCGTGACCGACGCACCCGCGCTCAGCTTCGAGAAGGACGTGGCACCCATCGTGCTGCGCGCCGTGGCCACGAAAGGCAAGCCGTTCGTCGAGGGCATCATGACCCAGTTCGGCGTCGAGCGCGCCTCGCAACTGCCTGCGGAGCGCTGGCCGGAGCTGATCACCCACCTCGAAGAGAGCCCCTTCTGATGGCACACGCCAAGCTCAGCCCATCGGGCGCGCACCGCTGGATGGCGTGCCCCGGCAGCGTCGCCCTTGAGGCGGCGTTCCCTGATCAGAGCAGCTCCTACGCCGCCGAGGGCACGCTGGCGCACACGCTGGCCAGTGAGTACCTCGACGGCACGGG